ATCGACATTGTGCTAGTGATAGCATGTTTGAGAATGACGATGGCTTTTTTGACAACTGGAAATACGAAGTGAACGCATTTAATGTAGTTTTCACTTCAATGAAACCGTTGTTTACCTCACAATAATAAAATACCCCATTATATCTAAGGAGCGAATTATGTCAAACTTTGTATACATTCATAAAGGTGTCCATGCTGGAAAAGAAGTTAGCGGATATTTTCCGTTGGCAAAGGAAGATCCAAGTTATGGTAAGGGCGGAATGTTTCTTACTGTTGATGGAACGTTCAGGCCTACTGAGTTTCCGGCTCGAAACATTCGAGTTAAAATTGAGAACGTGATGGCGTATCAGACTGCCACAGAAGAAGAAGCAATGGAGGCCCAAGAGTCTGTTTCAGCAGACTTTGTGAAGCCTAGAGCGCCGAAAGTGGTTGAAGAAACCGACGAAGAGGTTATGAATCGCATTGAAGAACGTTTCAGCATCCTTAACGAAATGACTGAAGCATCCATCAACGGTGACGTCCGCGCAATGATTGTCACAGGCCCTCCGGGTGTTGGTAAGTCATACGGTGTTGAAACAACTCTCGAAAAGGCTTCACTGTTTGACAAAATCAAAGGCACTCGTACGCGATACGATGTTGTAAAGGGTGCGATGACTGCTCTCGGACTGTACGCTAAACTGTACGAGTACAGCGATCGCGGTAACGTGCTAGTGTTTGATGACTGTGACTCCGTGCTGTTTGATGATTTGTCGTTGAACATTCTTAAAGCGGCACTGGACTCCGGCAAACGGCGTAGAATTTGTTGGAACGCTGATAGTGCTAAACTTCGGTCCGAGGGTATTCCTAACTCGTTCGACTTCCATGGTTCGGCAATCTTTATTACTAACGTAAAGTTTGAGAACGTCCGCTCTAAGAAAGTCAAGGACCATTTAGAAGCACTCCAGTCACGTTGCCACTACTTGGACCTTACACTGGACACGATGCGCGACAAGACTCTTAGAATTAAGCAGATTGCCAAAAGTGGTGAATTGTTTAAAGGCTATAAACTGAACGACGAAGCCCAGCAAGAAGTTCTTGACTATATGGACGAAAACAAAGACAGACTGCGAGAAGTGTCGCTACGCACCGCTCTTAAGATTGGTGACTTGCGTAAACTGTCTAAAAACAACTGGAAGCGTATGGCTGAGGTTAGCATACTTAGATAACCAAAGCCACTTAGGTACTTATTGCGCCGCTCCTGCGATAAGTAACTATAACACTCGGGGAGGCCTAGTGTCTCCCCTTTTTTATTATGACAAAGCCTGCTAAAGTTTATATAGAAGAAAATACCATCTACTTAAAACTTCCGTTCACTATGACGGGGTTGGATAATACCGAACAGTTTAGCACGGCAGATGTCCCGCGTCGTTTATTCTCGCATGGTAAAAGTAATAAAACTGATGTTACATGGAACGTACGAAAGAAGGCATGGGCATTTAGTTTTACTGAAGATAATCTATTTTTTATTCAAAATTTTTTAGAAAGTCTTAACGTTACAAATATAGAGTATAGTGATGAAGTTTTAAAATACCAAACTGAGGTGTATAGTATAAAAAATTCTCCAGAGGAGTATAATGTAGAACTTTGCGTTGATAATGACTTAAAACCTTATATTAAAAATGCGTCAGATTCACTACTTAAATATTTAAATGATGAGCAATTAACTGATCTTTGGATGCTAATAGACAAGTCATATGAGTTAGGTTATGGTTTAAGCGACAAAGTAAAACTAATGATCGGAGATTCAGTAGAGCATGTAATGGTATCTAATAGTAGAGTCTCTCTTGGTGGTACTCTAAAAGAAAAAGAAAAGAAGTTAAAAAGTATACTAATGTATGCCTTAAAATATAACAGGCTACCGATTGTATTCCATTCTCCAGAAAGGTTATTGTTTGGCGCAAAATCAGTTACTGGTGTGTCTAAAAGTAAGAAGCCTATCGCATTAAACCATGCAAAGGTAGTAGATCCCCAATTTGATCCGATGGTTTTTAAAGTAATAAGACAACTTATGAAAGAGGAATCAGTCGGAGAGGCAAAACGCTTTGGTAAGAAAGATTGCTTAGTATACTATTCACATACAGCACAAGACTTGATCGAAAGCGAAATAAATCCTCAGATAATATTTTTTACCAGAATGGTCAATGAAAGAACATTTAATATATTTCTTGACCATATACCAAAAGTGTGTTATTATAATACTGTAAACTCTCCCCTCGACGAAGAAAGTAATAGATTATTAATGGAACTAGGACCTGGCAACGAATATTATGCCAAAATGTAAATTATATTTAAAAGACGAAGTTAACTGTAAGTTTGAAGGATTAGACTTGCTCGAAAGAAGAAAACTAGTCGAAAAATTTAAGTTTGATATTCCCCACGCACGTTTTATGCCAGCAGTACGTTTAGGACGCTGGGACGGTAAAGCGTCTTTCTTTAATCTTGGCGGTAGCACTTATACAAATCTACTTGGTGAGATACTGCCACTGTTAGACAGTTATAAGATAGAACTTATAGACTATAGAAATCCCATAGAGTTAAACTTTGACAAAGTAACTGCTGAAAGTTACAGTCATGTAACATGGCCCGAGGGACATACACACGAAGGGAAACCTATCGTTTTGCGTGACTACCAAATAGATGTTATTAATCGCTTTTTAGAAAACCCACAGTCCATACAAGAAGTAGCAACAGGCGCAGGTAAAACACTTATTACTGCCGCACTTAGTAATGTTTGTGAGAAGTATGGACGCACTATTGTTATTGTTCCAAACAAAAGCCTTGTAACGCAGACAGAAGAGGACTACATAAACTTAGGACTTGACGTGGGTGTGTTTTATGGCGATAGAAAAGAGTATGGCAGAACGCATACTATTTGTACTTGGCAGAGTTTAAACATACTTACAAAGAAAACTCGCAACGCCCAAGTAGACATTACTATCGAAGACTTTATCGAAGGTGTAGTGTGCATTATGGTAGACGAAGTACATATGAGTAAAGCGGATGTGCTGAAACAATTACTAACGCAACAGTTTGCCCACGTGCCTATACGTTGGGGATTAACAGGCACAATACCAAAAGAACAATATGAATGGATGTCACTGAAAGTCAGCATTGGCGATGTAGTAAACAGAATTGCAGCCGCAGATCTACAAGATAAAGGTGTTTTAGCCAACTGTCACGTTAATATAGTACAACTTAATGACTACGGAGAATATAATAACTATCAGAGTGAATTAAAATATCTTCTTAACGATGAGGGTAGACTTGATTACATAAGTGGTTTCATTGACAATGTTAAAGAAAGTGGAAATACTTTAATACTTGTTGATAGAATTAGTGCTGGCAAATCATTGGAAAGTAAAATTGATAATAGTGTTTTTGTTAGCGGGTCAACAAAAGCAGATGAAAGAAAAGAACATTATGATGATGTTAAAACTTCTGATGCTAAAATTATTATAGCAACATATGGCGTTGCGGCAGTTGGCATTAACATACCGCGTATCTTTAATCTAGTATTACTGGAACCTGGAAAGAGTTTTGTGAGAGTGATACAGAGTATTGGACGTGGTATACGTAAAGCAGAAGATAAAGATTTTGTACAGATATGGGATATTACTAGTACGTGTAAATATGCTAAAAGACACTTAACAAAAAGAAAGTCTTTTTACAGGGAAGCGGAGTATCCATTTACAGTCGAAAAAATTAAATGGCAAGGATAATAAATAATAAGCAATGAGTTCACAAGTTAGCGATCTTTATAAAAAGTATAATGACCTGGTCGACCAGTTTAATGATCTAAAAAAAGCAAACAAAGATATATTAGACCAGGTTGACAAAGTCAAACTAGAAAATAAAGATTTACAATCCGAAATTATATTACTAGTAAAGCAAATGGCTACACTAGAAAAACTTGTTCATACAAAGTATATGAACTCTGGTCCCGGTGCTCCTGCTCCTAAAGCATATGAGGTAAATTACGATGACGCCGGAAATCCACAAAAACCAATTTATCAACCACGGATCATGAGTGGAAAAAAACAGGCAGATATGTTAAAAAAGCCACAGTCCAAAGACAGATCTCACCAATATTATGTAGTTAATCCGCGAACAAAGCAAATAGTAAGAAATCCAGATTATCACAAACCCCGTGACAATGACCCAGTAGATACACAAGATCATGATGATTTTGGTGATGATGACGTACCATTTTAAAATTTTAAAAGAGAAAAATCAATGAGAATATTAACGTTAGACAACGAAGCCTATGCTATGAATACAATGCCTGAAAAGGTAGATGATGTGAGATTTTGTATTCTTGATAACAGTAATCCAGCCGACGCAGATTACTTTTTTATACCACTTATCTTTTTAGAGTCCTTCAATGCTCCTGCGGTGGTAATTAAACTTGGCGATCATAAGATTGCTATGCCTGTAGATTGGCATGTGGTAGTAGGCAGTCCAGAAGTCGGAGATCTTGAAGTGCTTCCACTTACAAGTGTCAATGACAGAGGATTTGAAGCGTTTATGTATAATCCACTAAGTGGTTATATGCATAGTTACAAGGAAATTGATATTGTCGACATTTACACTGAAGTTAAGTGGTACTTTCCAAAACTTAAAACTGGACAACTACTTTGCGTTCCACTACATGATGGACCTAAACCACAGTGTGCTTACTTTGTGAGTGAGATTAATAAGCAATCCGAAATTATTGACGTTACTCAAGTAATGTAATGGATAAAATAATAGAGTTTTGGAAAGAATCGTACTATAGCGATAAGATAGCATTTGTATATGAACTTATAAGTTTTGTTTTTACGGTCTTTGCTAGTTTAAATTTAGCACTTACAGCAGATGAACCTAATATGCTATTAGTATATCCCGGCTTTCTTGTAGGATCAATAACAGGCATTTATGCATACTATAGACGCAAACTTGCTTGGCCAGTATTGCTTACAGGTTACTTTGCTGTTGTAAATGTAATAGGAATAGGTGTAGCGGCAGGCTGGTGGTGAAAGCGTTAGTAATAGGCAATGGCGAAAGCCGTAAGCAAATAGATTTAAACTTGTTTAAACGCGACGAGTGGGAAATATATGGTTGCAATGCGTTATATAGAGAGTTTGTTCCGGACCATTTAGTAATACTTGACTCACCAATGCGAGAAGAGTTTGAGCAAAGTAGTGTTAAAATAGCAAATGTTCATTATATAGAGAATATATCCGAGTATGAACCTATGATGAATTCGGGTGTAATAGCAATATTAATAGCAATGCGAACGCATAGCGAAATACACTTAGTCGGGTTCGACCTAGAAGATAGTGGTGGTAGAGTAAATAATATATACAACGACACAGAAAATTATTATAATAGTAATAAAGAATCCGGTGGTTTTATTATCGAACAATATAACATTAAAGCAGTTTGTAATAGATTTAACGGCAAAATAATTAGAGTTGCTGATAACAATCCTTTTGAACTTGACAAATACGTAGAAAATGTTACAATAAAAGAGTACGTAAAAGGATTTAAGAATGGCTAAACCATCAGTGCTACCGTTATATGAAGTGTTTAACGCAATAGATAAGAAAGACTATCGCTGGTATAAATCATTAAGCAAAGAAAAGCAAAAGGCATTTAGCCCTTATCTACAACTTAAATATTCCGCAAGTGCAACAGGCTCCAATGAATTACAAGAGTATATGGTTCGCGCAACTAATAATGGATTAAACATTAACTTTTGGGAAGTAAGTAAGCATCCCGACTTAACTTACAAAATACTTTGCGCTATCAATCCTGGCATTGGGAAGTTTCAACGCAAGTATCTAACAATGAAAAAAGAAACAAAGGATAATAAGAAAACTAAGTTTCTTAAAGAGATATACCCAACTTGGAAACTTAGTGATATTGAAGCATATGCCCAAATGTGCGATAAAAAAGAACTTAAAAAATTAGCAATTGATCATGGATACGACGACAAGTCAATCAAAGAGTGGTTATGAATGTAAGTACTGCAACAGAAGTTTCGCTAGAGAAAAAACACTAGCGGCTCATGTATGTGAGCAAAAGCGCAGACATTTACAGAAAGACGAAAAGCACGTACAAATAGGTATGATTGCTTATAGGCGATTCTATGAACTGACACAAGGGTCTGCAAACTTTAAAGATTATCAGCATTTTGCTAGTAGCCAATATTATAATGCGTTCGTAAAGTTTGGCAAACACATTATGAGCATCAATGCTATTAACCCAGACTTCTTTATTGATTATGTTATTAAAAGTAATACTAAATTAGATAATTGGTGTAAAGACTCTGTATATGAAGATTACTTATTGCCGTATATTAAAACAGAAAATGCTAGAGACGCTTTAGAGCGTAGTATACTCAATATGGAGAACTGGGCAAATAATAATAACTCTGTGTTTAATCATTTCTTTAGGTATGTGAGTTTTAACAAAGCAGTGGCATTAATACGCAACGGCAAAATAAGTCCTTGGACAATATATCACAGTGAAACGGGTATGGATATGTTGTCTAAGATGAGTGATGAGCAGTTAGGATTAATAAACGAATTCATTGATCCTGTTTATTGGAGTAAAAGATTTGAAGCATTCCCAGCAGACGTCGAATGGGTTAAACACATTTTAAGTGAAGCAAAAATATAGGAGAAAATAATGACAGACAATGTAGTAGATTTTGATATAAGATTATTAAGAAAAAGACATAAAGAACTAGACAGCATGATTTGGGAACTGGAGGGGCAAGATCTTGCCGAAACTCATGTCAGACTGACGGAACTTAAAAAGGAAAAGTTACATCTTAAAGATAAAATAGCATTTATGGAAAAAACTGGATAATAAAATGAGTAAGGTTAATTTTGACATTGACATAGACTTGGCTGATAGAAGCAAAGTTCTCAATGCAATGCCTAACCATACACCTGCGGGCATTATACGTAATAACACTTTAATAAAGCATAATACTGGTGTTTACTTTACAGATGTTCCAATGGATCCTATAAAAGGAGTATGCTCGCTCGACCACAAGGATGCGGAAGAGCGAGGATACGTTAAGTTGGATTTACTTAATGTTAACTTATATAACCAAGTACAGAGCGAAGAACATTTAATTGATCTAATGTTTACAGAACCTCCGTGGGAAAGACTTGCTGAGAAAGAATACACCGAGCAGATTATACATATTGGCAATCATTATGAACTAGTAAAGCAAATGATGCCGGATAGTATTCCTAGAATGGCGATGTTTTTGGCAGTAATACGCCCTGCTAAACGCTATCTAGCAAATAGAACGTGGAAGGAAATAGGACAAGAAGTTTGGACAGTACCAAATGATTCTAATGCGTATTATTTTAAGAAAAGCCACTCTGTGGGCTACGCACACTTAGTAGTTGTGCATATGAATCTATTGAGATAGCGGTGGTTCTTCCTGTACGTCTCTGGCAGATATTGTAGAGAGTTTTTTAAATAAAGGACCAGTTTCAACAAACATTCTGTGCCTTTCCGGAAGAGATTTACCACTTGAACTAACTCTCGGGGCACTATACGTATATCTAATTTTAAATAAAAGAAGTTGACTCCCCTTTTCATAAACCGCTACTTCCGGCCGACCCTGAGTTCCTGCTGTTCCCTTTGCATAACGAAATGCACTTTCTAAATCTACACTTGGTAAATTCTTTTTCATTGTTCTAATTGTCTGAGCAGAATAATCTTTGTTTCCTAAATTAACAATATAAACTCTAGGATCTTTCATCGCAATATGGTGATTTAAGAAGTTTGAAACATTGTCAATTAGTAAACCTTCTTTTTGTGTATTGTCTCCAGCAGTAAAACTATTAAGATCGTTTGCTACTTGTTTCATAATATTTAGAACATGTTTTTGTGGATCTGTATTATAATTTTTAATAGGCTTTAATGTAATTCCTAGTTCTTTAAAGAACTGTTGCATATTTTCAAACGTTCTCGGAGATGCTTGCCCTACTAAGTTACTTCCTGTTTTTAAACTCCAGCCCTTAACCTGCTTTTCAGATCCGTCTGGTCTTTTATAAATTAAGAAAATATCTGCCTTTGTACCTTTTTGATCTTCTTCCCCGGCAGCCTTGACAACTAGACGATCAGGCTTTCCATTTTCTGCAAAAAGCCTTGCATATTTTGTTGCATATATATCGCTATTAGCAAATTTAACTGCTCCCTCTAATTCATCTGCCATAAGCGTAGTTAATGATTTAACATCCCTAGCGTCATCTATATTTTTTTGGTTTTTAATAATATTAATAAATTCAATAATATCTCCTTGAGCTCCTTTGAACTTAGCAGATAAATTTTCTTTTTTAGAGGTTGCGGTGATTATTGCCTTTGCATCTTTAATAGAGATGTTTTTATCACCGGCTTTCATTTTTGCTACAACCGCGCTACCTAACAAATATTCTCCCATGTGCCCACGTGAAGAACCATGTGGTAACTTGTCAGACAATGCTTTTTCTGTTAAATTAAACTCTTTAAGACGCATAATTGTATTTATACATTATGGCTTGTGGATCTCTTCGTAGATTATAGGGAAAAGTTCTCTGTAATCTGTTCCGCGTCTGCGATCCAGTTCAGTAAGATAACGATGTAATTCTTGTTGTTGAAACTTGTCAGGGGTTTCGTTTTCTATAGATTTTTTAATACCTTCAAAGTATGTGTGTGCTTTGCCAATAGACCCGTTTGCCGTGTCATTGCCGGCTATTTTGCTTAACTTATCTAGCGATTCATTGTAACCCCAATCTAGTATCTTGGATCCAAATATTCTAGGATGCATAAAATCTTTACCACTCACTTGCATTAAACTGATATTAATACCCCAGGGTCTGCCTGCCGCCACTGTTAAATCAGTCCATTCTTGGTATTTGTCTATTAATTCAGGCATAGTAAAAGTAGATATATTGGACCAACATATGTTAATGCTTCCCATTATTTTCTTACTTTTTATATTGGATATATATTTAAAATTTTTGTCAAACAGAGAAGTGTCGAGCCCAAACCTTACATATTCTGCTTGCTCGTTCCAGCAGTCAATACTACCAACAATACTTACTTCATATATTTTGCCATTCTCTGCTAACCCAACTAATCTGTCTATTTTTTCCTGTGCTTTGTCTGTTGACAAGTTACTAAAAAAATGTAGACGCATGTTTTTAAACTTGTCACCGCTATTGTCAATGAGATCTAGTAGCCGGTCAGATTGTGGCTGAATAAAAGGTTCCCCACCTAAAATATACAAACTTCTAAGATATTGTCCTTTTTCTTCCAAGTACTCAAATACTTTGTCCAAATATTTTAATTCTTGGAAGTTCTCTTTGCCTGGCAAATCTGATGGTACCATAAAATTATGGATGTCACCGTATTTTTTATTTTCAGACTCCCATGTACTACTAAAGTGAGAACCACAGTAAGTGCATGATAGTTGGCAAAGGTTACTAAAATATATTTCAAGTTGTGTAGGAGTAACATGAACAGCATTTGGATCTTTTACTAATTCCACAGGTGATGAAGGTGCATACTCAAGTTCGTCATGCAACAATCTGTCACTCATGCCACCTGCTTGTTCAATAACTCTACAATGCTCACAGCCAAGTTCTGGCCATTCGTTTCGTAACATTTGTAATCTTGCGTGTACTTTTTGGTGAGTATTATGGAAATCAAAATCCTCTGTGATTGGATTATGATCACACCTGTGGCAACTAGCAGTAGTGTTTGTCGTTAGAAAAACAGTACTAAGAGACCATTTTAATCTGCATTGTAGGTCAGATTGTTTTTCATTAATAATATTATTTTTGTGTACTTTTATAGTAGACATATTATTTTACTTTTTGCACTAATTGAATGTTTCTGCGCTTCGTTCTTCGTTGGGCTAATTCGTTCATACTAACGTAAGGTCCGTGAACTATCTCTACATCCTTGGCCATAAATGTTTTAATGTATGGTTTGAAAGGAGTAAACTCTTTCTTAAGAAAAATATTGATTGGAAATAGCCTATTGGATTCCCACCACCAAACATCTCCTAATTCTAAGAATTTTTGTTTAATTTCCAAATTTGGAAGCAAATCGTAATCGTATATACTAACAATGTTAGCATCTTTGTTTAAGATAATTCCAACAAACTCTTTGTCAGCATACTTAATATAACTTATAAATGGATATTTTTCTGTTAGTTCTTGATAAATGTTAGTCATACGATTTTAATAAATATAGTAAAGGATTTTAATAAAATGCTAGTTACTACAGTCTATTTATATGACCAAATTGTTAACTTAAAAATTAAGGTTGACACTGACAAACAACACTGGGGGTATGAGATGTACAATCATCCGATTAAACTATACAAGGGTATTGATAATACGATACAAATACAAATTAAAAATGATAACCAAAAAACATTAACTATTACAGACAAGACAGTTACTTTTAATGTTTTAAATTCGTCCGATGGAACAAGCGTTTTATTAAGTAAAACAGCAACTATAGTTGACGGAATTAACGGAAAAGTTAAGGTTGTTGTTACCGAAGGTGATTTATTAAACTTAGATAGTCAGTATCTAAACTACTCAGTGAAGGTTGTAGATGGAGAAAATAATCAAATGATTGGTTATGTAGATGGCGCGTATGATGTTATTGGCCAATTGCAAATTTTAGATGGTGTATTTCCAGACGTGAAGGATAGTTTGGCATTAAACCTAGCAGACTTCACAGCAAGTGGAGGAACATATACTAGTAATCCGTTAGTAGCAGAATCAAAACTAAACCAAAATTCAGGATTACATACTGCCGCATTTTATGTAAATGGATATAGCGGTGACATCGTTGTACAGGCTACTCTAAGCGATAATGTTGCTCCAGCACCAACCGACTACTTTGACATTAAAACTGTGACATTGGCCAGTAAAACCGGCATTTCTTATACAAACTGGAACGGTGTATATAACAGAGTTCGATTCGTGCATACTCCTACAGCGGGAAGTATGGAAAAAATTCTATACCGTTCTTGACATATAACCCATAATACTATATAATAGTACTATGAACTTAGTACAGTCAGTTATTATGAATAGTTTGCCAGGAAAGGTAAAGAAAAGTTCTAGTGGCTGGAATTCATTTAATGCTCCTTGTTGTGTACACAACGGCGAAACGCGAGACTCTCGAAGTAGAGGGGGTATTATACTAAATGGCGAAGCAATATCCTATAACTGTTTTAACTGTGGATATAAGACAGGATGGCAACCCGGAAGACCATTAGGCAGAAAACTTAGGCAGTTGATGGACTGGATGGGTGTAGCAGAATCAGAGATTAAACGTCTGGTGCTTACCGCAATACAGTTAAAAGAAACTGCTATTGAACACGGATTAATTGAAGAAGAAGTAGAGATTAATTTTGAGCCTACTGACTTTCCAGAGCAGTGTGATCCATTACAAAGTGATAATACTCAAATTGTGGAGTATTTGGTAAACAGGGGGTTAAGTATTAATGACTATCCGTTTTACTGGACACCAGTAACAACAGCAAGATTTAACAAAAGAGTAGTTATACCCTTTTTATGGAAAAATAACATTGTAGGCTATACGGCTCGTTTAACAGAGAAAGGCAATCCTAAATACTTTAATAGTATGCCGCAAGGATATGTGTTTAACATTGACGCACAAAAAGATGAGCGTAAGTTCGTAATCGTTACAGAAGGCCCATTTGACGCAATTGCTATAGGCGGTGTTGCTATACTTGGCAGTGATATGAGCGACGCACAGGTAGACTTAATTGAGAGTTTAAATAAGCAAGTTATAATGGTGCCAGACAATGATAGTGCCGGTAATAAATTAATACAGCAAGCATTACACCACAAGTGGGATGTAAGTTTTCCAACTTGGCACGATACATGTAACGATATAAATGAAGCAGTAGTAGAATATGGCAGAATGTTTACTTTAAAAAGTATATTAGACAATGTAGAAACATCAAGTCTTAAAATTAACTTAATGGCAAAGAAAAAAATTAATGAACAACGAGTATAACGCAGAACTACAAAAATTATATTTAGAAATGCTAGTGGCTAATCCAGAAGCATATGTTAGAGTACAAAATATTTTTAATCCGCAAAACTTTGATAGAAGTTTACGTCCGGTGGCGAAATTTATAAAAGAGTATGTAAATGAATATAAGTCTTTGCCCGAAGTAAAACAAATAAACAGCAAGACAGGCTCTAAGTTAAGTGTTATAGAAGAGGTTACAGAAGATCATACTAACTGGTTAATGGATGAATTTGAAACATTTAGTAGACATAAAGAACTTGAGAAAGCAATCTTAGACAGTGCTGATCTACTTGAGAAGGGTGACTACAATTTAGTAGAAGCGAAGATTAAGAAAGCAGTACAAATTGGTCTTACTAAGGATATGGGAACAGATTATTGGGATGATCCTAGAGGGAGGCTAATGTCGCTAAAGTCTAATAACGGACAGTTGAGTACAGGCTGGCCAACATTTGATAAGAAATTATTTGGTGGGTTTAACAGAGGCGAACTTAATATTTTCGCAGGTGGTAGTGGTAGTGGTAAGAGTTTGTTTATGCAGAACTTGGCGGTTAACTGGGTGTTAGAAGGCAAAAACGTATTGTACTTTACTTTGGAGTTAAGTGAAGAACTTACAGCAATGCGTGTTGATAGTATGGTAGCCAATATTCCAGCAAAGGAAATTTTTAAAGATCTTGATACTGTTGAGATGAAGATTAAGTTAGTATCTAAAAAGGCTGGAAATTTACAAATTAAATATATGCCAGCACAAAGCAATATTAATGATTTTCGTAGTTATGTAAAAGAACTAAGTGTACAAAAAGGAATAACACCAGATGTTATTTTAGTTGATTACTTAGACTTATGTATGCCGGTAAGTGCTAAAGTAGCACCAAGCGATTTGTTTGTTAAAGACAAGTATGTGGCAGAGGAACTACGTAACTTTGCTAAAGAACTAGACACAGTATTAGTTACAGCATCGCAGTTAAACAGAGGTGCAGTGGATGAGATTGAGTTTGATCATTCGCACATTGCAGGTGGTATTAGTAAAGTTAATACAGCAGATAACGTTATTGGTATTTTTACAAGCAGAGCAATGCGCGAGCGTGGAAGATATCAAATACAGTTTATGAAAACACGAAGCAGTAGTGGTGTAGGACAGAAACTTGATTTAGAGTTTGACTTGGACAGTTTACGTATTCGTGATATAGGAGAAGAAGCGCAGTCATATCACAGCAATGATGAAAGTACAGAGTATACTCCAACTGGGTCCTCGACTGATATTTTTAATAAAATTAATAGAAGTGCAACTGTTAGTGGTGGAGATTCCTCAAAAGTCACAGCAGAATCAAGTGGAAGCAAGATTCGATCGTTATTGAACAACATGAGAACCGATGACGAATTATAAATAGTATAAATCAAAAGGATTTTTACTATGAAATGGAATAATTGGTTACAAGCAGACTTTGTTGGCCCAAGAGAATGGGTGTTGACTGAACCACTGAAATTTGAAATAGATAAATTTAGGGTTCCTGATATGGTGCATACACTTTCTGATTGGAGTCGTATGGAACTACAACTAGATGAGACACCAAACACTATTTTAATTACTGCTCCAGTGGGCTATCATACAGATTTAGCATCAGTATCCCGGGCAATGTGGGCGGTTATATCTCCATGGGATGTTGCAAGAGGCGCAGTTATTCATGATGTTTTGTATGGCGCATTGAGAAAATTTAAAGAAGCAGAAAGTTTAGACAAGTTTCATATTGATAGATTACGAAAACAAGCAGACGTAATATTTAAATTAGGCATGAAAGCCGCAGACCCGCGTATTCCAAATTGGAAAATTGCGTCTTGTTATTACTCAGTTAGAGGATTTGGTTGGACTTCCATTAATAAGAAAGCAAAATTTAACAATTAAAATACATAAATACATGTAGAGCGTATATAAAATATGAAACGTAAGACTAGAACTATACTTGAAGAATTAAACACTCTTTATAACGAGAAGAATAAAAGTGCGATTATCGAAAGTCGCGCTATACACATCATTGACAGTGCCGTAAATCTTGTTAACAAGCTTTATGAAAATTACGATCATGATACTGCTTCTGAGTTAGAAAGACGCCTCATCAATAGTATACGCGGACAAGATAATAAAAAATTCATTCGTGGTATTCGCAAGGCGGGCGAAAGTGAAGATATCTGATTTAAACGAGGGTAATTGGGATAAAGGCACCAACCCAGACTCTTGGGAAAATAAAGCAGCCAGTAAAGTAGAAAAGTTTTTAAAAGGTGCAGTTGCTGGCGCCGCTAATCTTATCGGATTAGACGATGAAGAGAGCGAAGAACAACTCAACAAGCCAGTAACTAAAAGAAAACCGAGCCCTAGCCATGACCGGCCAAACAGAGAAGAAAGATCAAATAGAGAAGAAAGAACATATCGATTAGGGGAAAGCAAGGACATGGCAAAGTGGACATTGCTAGAAGCAGAAGGTAAGAATACACACATGACTCACTTAGAGGATTTAGTATTCTATGAAGGACTTAATGGTGCAAAAAAGGCATTAAATCATCTTGCTAGTGTTGCTGGCATGTTGTCTGGACACGGCGGTAAGAAAGCAAAAGTAACAACTAAGTGGGACGGCAGTCCTGCTATATTTGCTGGGAAAGATCCAAAAGATGGTAGGTTCTTTGTTGCTACTAAAAGCATATTTAACAAGAGTCCGAAGTTAAACAAAACACCCGCAGATATTAGAAAAAATCACGAATCGCCTGGTCTACAAAACAAACTAATGCTTGCACTTAAGCATTTTAAAAAGTTAGGTATAGAAGGTATTTTACAAGGCGATATTCTCTTTGCAAAAGAGGACTTAAAAACAGAAAAAATTAATGGTGAGAGTTATATTGTTTTCAAACCACAATTAATAACATATGCTGTTCCGGAAGATAGTAAATTAGCAAAACAGATGTTATCATCTGAAATTGGTGTAGTTTGGCATACTCAGTATGTGGGTGGTCCCGAGTTAGGTGATATGTCAGCACAATACGGTCCAGTAGCACCAAAGAGTACAGCAAAAGTTTTTTCAGATGACGCTACATATAAAGATTTAACAGGACTTGCTACCTTAACAGCAAAAGAAACAGATTCAGTAAGACGCGGAATCGAAAAAATAAGTGGTTTGATACAAAAGGTTAATCCTCAGTCGTTCAATAATATTATGAAAAATAAAGAGTTTAAGAAGTTAATTGAACCCTTTGTTAATAGTAGAATTAAGGCAGGTGAAGGCCAAGTATCAAACGCTACGCAATTCTTAAAAGATTTTATAAACTACTACGATGATCGTAAACAAAAAGAGATTGATAAACTAAAAACTGGAATCGACGGGCCTGCGGGTCAGGCTCGCTTAAAAGATATCGAGTCAAACAGACAATTTATTGAGGATAATAGTAATGCTCTTTTAGGAGTATTAGCAGTATATAAACAACTTATCCAAGTTAAGCAAATACTAATTAGAAAACTTAATAGAGTAGAAAGTATTGGTATGTTTTATAAAACAGATGATGGCTATGAGGTTGCCGATCCTGAAGGATTTGTAGCAATTGATAAAATTGGCAATGCCGTAAAGTTAGTGGATAGATTAGAGTTTTCACGAAGAAACTTTTTAGACATAAAGGCTTGGAAATAATGAAATTTATAAAAGATTTAACAGAAGCAAGGGCGTTGCGAACAGAGCGTGGCCTAAAACTTAGTGCAGAACAGGTTGCAGAAAATATTTACTTGTCAGTGCTGTCGCTTCAAGCAATGCGTAATGATCCTAATACCGCAAGACAGGCAGCTGAATATGCAAGAAAGACTTTACAGTATCAAGACTTCAGCAATATTAGACAAACAGGCACCGACCTACACAATTGGGTAGCAGTGTTTAATAATCCTTCAAGATACGAAGCACAAATTGGCCCAGTAGGCAGAGCAAGTATGCCTATCTTACAGTTTAAGCGTTATCTTAGAGACGTAGCACAAGGTAAAAGTAATCCTAACTTTGATAAACAATTCCTCATGTCTTTAGAACGAAACTTGGGAGTTAGTAATGGTGGTTACAGCGCAGTAAGAAGATTGTTAAGTGACTGGCATAGATTATATGGCAGTGAACGTAAAACAAGTTCAACAAGACTGCTTCAAGCATTAAGAGCCAAAACACCTAAAAGTGATTTACGTGGATCATACGAAGGATTTATGCGTAAAGGCGGTTATGAACTTAAAGGTGCTAAGAATCCAGAACAAAGCAACAAGGGCTGGGTAAGCACAGCAGCCGCTATTGGCGCAGGTGCTCTAGTGGGTACTGCAATAGGTAAATTTATGAAATCTGGAATTATGAAAGGTGGCCCAGTAACTAAACGTTGACAGTTTAGTATAAATAGTAGTAAATTAGGAGATTAAAAATGGCTTCAGTAACAAGAACAGTACCTGCATCATTTGGTCTTAGCACCAATTTTCTAGGTAAAACATTGGCACACTTAGATATTGATTTTGGCGCAGACGTTTCAGGAAAGCTAGGCCCAGCATCAGCAGTAGCATCTGCCATGGATGCAATTCAAGGCGCAGGCTTTAACATTGTAATTATTGGCGCACTACATAGTGCAGACAATAACCTTTCAGTATGTGTTGAGGGTGACTACGGTACAGATACATATGACGGCTCAAACAGTGAAACATTGGCCGCCCACTTAGAAGATGTTTTAATTGATTTGGGTACAGTCGATTCTGTAAACTTTGCATCAGCAACAGTAACAGCAAAAACATACGTTCTATAATAGAAAATATACATTTTATTTAAAGGCGGGATAGAAATATCCCGCTTTTTTTGTGACTGAACGGTATAAATACTAGTAACGGTATAGAGGAATCTATACATTACAAGATAAAGGAGATTATAAAAATGGCAAGTTTAACAAACCCAGCTTATGCAAGAGCACAAGACGACAGTGAATACCTAGGCCGTGACATCGTATGGTTATGTTCAACAGGCGGTGACTTCACAACAGATACAGATACACAACTAGCACTAGAAGCAATCGCACAACACGCTACAATTGAAGTTGTAGGCACAGTGGCAGCAGCTGGCTTCGTAGTAGGTGTTTCAGGCGCACACGCTCACATTGCAGCCGGTACAGGCGCAGTATGGACAGCACTAGAAGCACGTCTAGACGCAATCCAAGCACAAACACTATCAGTAAAAACAATTACAGGTGTTGGCTTAGCTTAATTCTTAGCGTAAAATCACAGTTTTTAGCATTGCTAGAAACTACTTACAAGAAAAGCGGAATAGAAATATCCCGCTTTTTTTGTGACTAAATAATACTTGCTAAATATAATAGTAGCATATTATAGGTATACATATGGAAAATGTAAGAGAACATGGATTTACGGGAGCCGGCAGGTTTGGAAGCGGCGTGGGCGAATTCTTTACAGTATATACGTTAATTGACATTACAATGACAGGCGTAGTCGCACAATATAGATCTAATCTTCCTGCTTTTGTTGATGACGCTAAACAAATTATCAATAATCAAGAATCTTGGATTAGAAGCCGTGGGCAACAAAGCAATTTAGAAACTCTTATACAAACTATTAGTTTACGTGGTAATCCTATGTACATAGAAACTCCACGTAAATATTCTATAGAAGATGTCATAGACTTAGACTTTGGTTCTTCTTTTAAAAAACAACATGTTTTTTGGGTAACGTCCTTTACAGTAGAACAACCTGGACTTTACTTGGAGCGCGGACAAGAACACATACCTGGCTCTGGGTTATTGAACGACTTGGCAAATGTTCCAGTTATTTTAGGCTTAACAGAATCGGCTAGTATAAAAACACCCATTTGGGACACGACAAGTGCAAAAAACAAAAATATCTACATAACTTCGTCTGATAAACTATCAGTTAATTTCTAATACCTGTTTGCTTAAATACAGTACTAGGCAAAGACTTAGGCTCATTTTAGGCGAAATGAAAAGGCATATTAAAAGGCACATAAATATAGGGCGGGCGGTAGGCAATTGTTGTATTATACATTTAGGAAGGACTTATGCCATCAGAAATTGAAAAGCAGAGCCTTGAGGCACACGTAGAAATTTGCTCAGAACGATACGGGTATCTGGAGGAGAACATGGAACGAATCGAAAGTCGTTTAACTATTATTGAACAACAACTCGATGAAATTAGGCATAATTTACTTATTAGCGAGAAAAATAAATACAAATCAATGTGGGTTTTAAGTGGATCAGTTATTGCCGCACTATTTTCAGCAGTAATCTATCTATTAACACAAGCTACATTATAAATTATCTAAATGAAATATAAGAAATATCGAACCACTTCGAAGTGGACAAAAGGATTTTGGGATCCTAGTTTGGCACCCCTCTCTTCATCAATTTCACAGTGTGATATATACGAAAATTATTTACAAGATTCCGATCGCACATATAGTTTTGACTTTTTTGATACAGACAGCTTTGTAGCCAATTCGCTGTGGCAGGATAAAACAATTAATTATACCTTTAATGCACACGGTTATCGCGGACCGTCTTTTAATTCTAATAAAAAAATAAAAATAATTACTATTGGATGCAGTCATGTGTTTGGAACAGGCATAGATGACAGTAGTACTTGGGCAGAGCAACTTAAACAATTAATTATGCAATACTACACTGATGACGTAGAAGTGTTTAATCTAGGCACGCCTGGTGCAAGTTCTGATTTAAATACAGCACAATTATACCAATTAATAAACGTTATTAAACCAAATATTGTATTTTGGATGCCTCCAAATTGGAGAAGATATGATATTGGAAAAAAATCTCATACATTGTTACACTCTGGCGATATTTTTGAAGTGCCGAAAGACCAATTTGAACACGAAATGCTAACTGTATTTCCTGCTATCTTAGACTCAGACGAGATGAGTAAAGATAAAAATATACTTAATTATTCTTTATATGGATCTTTGGACGCCCAAACGAGGTATCAAAATTTTTCTAGAAACTTTTCTATTGTACGAGATATGTGTGAGTTCAACAATATAAAACTATTTTCTTTTACTAATTTTCATCAATTTAGAAGTTTGTTTGAGAAAATAATTATAATGCATACAGATCTTTTGTCTGATATTATTCAGTATTTAGATTATTGTAGTTCATACACCTATGCAAGTACTGCTTCCCATTTTTATGATAATCTATCCCAAGAAGATGCTTTATTAGACTATTACCTAATAAATTCCCAAAAGAATATCATAGCCTATAATGCGTTATGTGTTAAACAAGCTATGGTTTGTTTTTATAAAGATGTTAATAAAGGAGTTTACAATGAATACCTTGACGGAATTGGAAATGATTCGATGCATCCAAAACTATTAGCCAGAGATAACGCACATAATGGACACTTTTTTAATACATCTCTAGCCAAAATGTCGTACGATATAGTTAAAGAAGACATTGCTAAACTGCTAAATACATAACAATGTATTTAGAAGAACTTTATAATATAGCAGAAACAAAAATGGCATGGCAACGACAAGGTAATAAACTTGTTCGTAAATATCGCTGTACGGCTGGTAGACGCAAGGGTCGTATTGTGGGTAAGCCTGCTCAGTGTTTTGCCGCTCCAGATATTAAAAAGCGTTTTAGATTAAAAATGACTAAAGCAAAATTAGGAGCAAGAATAGCAAGAAAGGCCGCAAGAACAAAGAGAACTAATCCAGCAAGTATTATGAAGCAAAGGTTAAACAAATGAAACTAGCAGAACTATTTGAAGCGCAATACCAAATTGCTGGCCCTGTAAGAGGAGATGAAGTTCCGCTAATCGGTAATCAAGGAGACTCTACAGAAATTGTAGTTGATCTTAGAGATAAGCGAATTGATATGGATAATGTTGGTGGCGTTGTTATTAGACCTAAATACACAGAAGCAGAACAAACAAGATTTATACAAAAACAAATGCCGCCTGGCACTCCATTTATGGTTGCCCAACCAGGTGGTGGAAAGGCACAATATCAGGTTGTGCGTACACAAGGCAATATGATCATTGCGACAGATCCTAATAGTCCAGATGGTGCGGAAGTAAGAATACAAGGAATGAACTATTACATTGATGTTGATAATTCATCTGGTATGATACACTTTGAAGATGAGAGATCACGAGCAGAAAAGTATAGAGTTATTGGTGAACTTGCACGAAAGAAAGCAACAGTAACTGTAGAAAGTTATGAACTAGAAGAAGGCGAGAAAGACGCTTGCTACCGTAAAGTAAAGTCGCGTTACAAAATTTGGCCAAGTGCTTACGCAAGTGGCGCACTAGTAAAATGTCGCAAAGTTGGCGCAAAGAACTGGGGCAACAAGAGTAAGAAAAAATAAGACCAAACTCTAATGCGTGAATTGTACGATGATACAGAAGAAGATGTATATTGGAAAAACGCAGATCCGGAAGAACTTTGGGTATACGACAAACTAATTTTATCACGTAAACTTGGATATAAGTGTGGGCCAGCGGGTATAGATGTGTCTGAGCCTGGATGGTATATTGTTCGCCCAATAATGAATATTGTGGGGTTAGGATTAAACGCTAGAAAAGTATACCTTTCGAAATATACAGTAGATCTTGACCCTGGGCATTTTTATTGTGAATGGTTTGAAGGTAGGCATTTATCAATAGATTATGCGTATGGAAAACAAGTTCTTTGCGTAGAAGGGTTTAAGAAAGAAACTACACTTATACAGTGGGATAAATGGGCAATAATGCCTGATAAAATTCCGTTGCCTAGCATATTAAAACAATTTGCCAATAAACCTAAATTAAACTGTGAATTTATAGGTGGAAAATTGATTGAAGCACACTTTAGATCTAATCCAGATTTTACATACAATAATTCAGAGTTTATTCCAGTGTGGCCTAACCAAAGTAAGATACCACCTCAAGGATATAAATATATAAAATGTCCAGAATTTAATGGGCGCATAGGTGCATTTATAAAATGAAAATTAGTGAAATTATTACAGAAAACTATAGTAATTGGGATCATCAAGAACCAGCAGATTACAGTTTACAATTAGAAAAAACATTTGGTGAACCAGATGAGATGACCGACGAGCAAACTGTTTGGCACAATATTGATGGATTTAAACGTGTAGTATGCAGAGATGAATATATCTTACATGGATCACCTGCACCACATTATGACTTTGTATACTGTTATGTTGACTTAGAAGTACCAGAAGAACTAAGTGACGAACTAGCAAAATGCAGTGGAAGTATACTAATTGATCATCTAAAGAATGAAGTAGGCGCACGTTGTGGTAGCCTTACAGCAAACGCAACTACACTAAATTTTGTAATGGATGTAGTAGCAGGCAGAGTAGATCCAGTTAAAGAAGAATATGAAAGACGCATACTTGGTATGAAGAAACAGTTTAAAGATGGTGAACGCTATAAATTAGACTGGTGGCCTGATGAGTCCGACGATGCAGATCCAGAGAATCCATATTACGCAGAAAGTGTTAATGAAGACTTAAAGAAATGGTTTGATGAGAAGTGGGTACGCTTTGGCCCTGACGGAAAAATCCGTGGTGACTGCGCTAGGGGAAGTAAAGGCGAGGGCAAGCCAAAATGCTTACCACAAAAGAAAGCACACGCATTAGGCAAGAAGGGTCGTAAGACAGCTGCCAACCGTAAGCGTAGGAAAGACCCAAACAAAAACAGAAAGGGTAAAGCAAAAAATGTTGCTACAAAATAACTATGAGAGCAACAGAATTTATAAACGAAGCAGTAGGCATTATTACAAAACAAAACGCTACAAAAGACGCTCCAATTGGAAGCGAGTTTGCTAATGTTAAAAAGTTAGGACTTGGTAGCGGAAAGCCAAAACTACCTACAAACGAAAACTTTGCTGACGGTAAGCAGTTTCGCGTAACCAAACAAAAAAATGGTTTTACTGTAGACTTATACGTAGACGGTAACCACGCAGGACAATATACACATACACGTAACGAAGATAATGTGCGTAACTTTGCAGAAATATTCCCAGAGTTTCGTAATAAAGGACACGGCGGCATGCTATTGTTAAAAGCAATAGCCACAGCAGACGATTTAGGTATGGACTTTGAAGAAGATTCACACAGTCTTACACCTGCTATGAGCAGATTATATGATGAACTAGATGGCTCAGGTTTAATTTATGGTGGCGGTGGTGCTTGGACAATTAGTCCAACTGGTGAAGATGCTCTAGACGAATACCTAAGCGAAAACTTTAAAGACGGTAAAGTAAAAGGTAAGAAAGAAGTTTGGGAATCAGTAACTCCATTTGAAATCTTTAATCTGATTTCTAACATTCATACAGGACACAACGACATTGAAACGGACGAAGAGTTTCAGCAGTGGGTTGATTCTTTTGACAGATACGAACTCAAAGATATTCCGTTGTCTAAACTGACAGTGTCGCCATCAAACATTAATCCAGACAAAGCAAAGTCTTATATAAAACAAAAGAATTCGCCGCCAATTGTAGTAGACGGTACAAACTATTGGATTATTGATGGACATCATCGTGTTGAAGCCGCATTGGCACGTGGTGACAAAACCATTAAAGGTTATGTTGGATTGAATGACCTTGACGAAAACTTTAAAGACGGTAAAGTAAAAGGTAAAAGCCGCCCAGGCAGAGTAAAACGTGCCGGCGCAAGTTGTAAAGGTTCTATAAGCAGCCTTAGGGCAAAAGCAAAAAAGTATAGCGGTGAGAAAGGCAAAATGTATCACTGGTGTGCTAACATGAAATCAGGTAAAAAATAATTATGCCAGCAAGAAACTATAAACAGTGGAACAGGATTCCAGGTAAGATCAACAGTGGTGAGTATGTTGATAGTCGAATATATTCCGACAAAAAGATATTTGAAGAAGAAATTGAAAAGATATTTTCAAAGGTGTGGGTTCCAGTATGTCACGAATCTGAACTACCTAAAACAAATTCTTTTCGTACAATGACTGTTGCGATGCAGCCAATCATTGTAGTTCGTATATCAGATAAAGAGATAAAGGCATATCATAACCAGAGTATCAGTCAACCTGCTGGCACATTAGCATTAGATATTTACGATGCTTCTCCAATCAGAACCGAAGTCAAGTATGGTGGATTCATATGGGTCACACTAAACGAGGAGATGGACAAGACAGTTGAGGAGTGGGCATCAGGATCATTTGATTGTATGCAAAAGTCCCTAGACGCAGAACCGTTGGAGGTCTTTCACTATCACAAGGCCATCATACCTTGTAACTACAAACTTTGGCATGACACCAACTCGGAGTTTTACCATGACTATCTACACTACCACAATCGTGTAACAGGGTTCAATGACTCCTACTTTGCTCGTAAGAATATTGGATTTGATAACGGACACATAAATGTAGGCTCATTTGAGGTTCAGTATGACCAGTATGAAGGTTCTGAATCTAGGGATGAGTTATCGTTTCCGCATTTACCTGCTAATCACTGGGAGATGATTGACTTCTTTCCTGGTGTCAACTTTAACCTACGAGGGTCAGCACTACGATGTGACATTATGACACCAATTGCACCAGACAAGGTGATGATTGAGTTTCGTGGTCTAGGTCTAAAGAGTGACACACCGAAAGAGCGTTTGATTAGACAACGGCACCACAATAGTATTTGGGGACCGTTTGGTCGTAACCTACATGAGGACTTACTTGCAGTAAGCACACAACAGGCTACAATGAATGAGTATGCGGATGCTCGCAGAATTCTACACGGCCGACATGAGGTTGATGCTGATGGTGATCCAACAATTCACGATGAGGAAGGTATGCGTCACTTTTATGATGAATGGGGCCAATGGATGAATCGATGGGCAGGCAACCCCGACCTGACCTATAAAGAAGGAGTAAACGAGGGAATGATTGGGTAAATTGTAATTATGGATCTTTACCTGTAAATAATATAAAAGGTAGAAAATAATGAAAATAGAAGAACTGCTTGAAACATTTGATAAACCATATCCGTTAAGCTGGGAAGAAGGCACGGGCGGCGATTCGATGGCATTTACTAAACTACCTGATGGCACAACACTGCTTATTATGTTTAATCACGAAGGCACCGAGGAATATCAAGTAGAGTTTCACAGAGGTAATAGTCAAGACGTAACTGGTGAGGGCGATGCTTACAGAATATTTGCTACAGTTTTAGATGCTATACAAAAGTTTATTAAAGAACGCAGTCCCGCAATGATATATTTCGCTGGTGAGAAAGGAAACACTGGCACAAATCCAAGCAGAACAAAACTTTATACTAGAATGGTACAAAAGTTTGCTAGTCAGTTAGGCTATAAAACACACATCGAAGACCAAGGTGACATGGTACAGTATGAGTTAACCAAACTAAATAAAGAAGTTAAAGAAAATATGAGCAAAACTGCTACTGCTATTAGGCGCAAAGAGCATGAGTTAGGCTTGGAACCCGGAGATGAAGACTGGTTTAAACTATGGTTTACAAGACCGTTTTTATCCGGCCCGCCAAAACTTAGGAAAAAGAAATGAGATTTGCACAAATACAACACCCTAACGTAAATTTTGTTTATGTTAATTTACAAGAGAGTGATTATCTGTTAAAATATACTGATAAGAGAGTATTTAAAAGAGATTTAAACGAGCAAGAGCAGTGGATTGCTGATGGCTTGGTTAAGAAGGATATTCTCAAACGTGTAAAAGTTGAAGGCAACATAGCGTATATACGCAACTCTAAACTAGACGAGTCTCAAATACAAGTGTCACTATACAAAGATGTGTTAAACGAAGATTGGAAAAAGAAAGCAACTGGCGCAGTAGCAGGTGCGGCACTAGCCGTCGGTGGTGCTACAGCGGTAAAACAAAACACGCCACAGCCTGATCTACAAACAAAAACACAAGTAGTACAAACAATTGAACAAGATCCATACAATAAAGAGTTTGGTGATGTAAATGCTCTTAAGAATATGATTAAGCAACACGAAGGCAAACGCTTAAAAGTTTATAAAGACACGGTTGGCAAAGATACAATTGGATACGGACACTTGGTTAAACCAGGTGAAGACTTTTCCAAAGGTATTACAGACAAACAAGCAGACGAAATGTTTAATAAAGACTTCGATCATCACGTACAAGGTGCAAGAACAACTCCTGGCTATAGTTTAGCAGACCAAAAACGTAAGCAAGCAATGGTTGATTTGGCATATAACATGGGTCCGAATTGGCATAAGAGTTGGCCAAAGTTTTCAGCGGCCGCTAAGTCCGGTGACTGGAAAACAGCCGCAAAAGAACTACAAAATAGTAAATGGTATAAGCAAGTTGGCAATCGCGGTAATACAATTGTCAATATGATTGCGGGCCAGTAACCTTTACCAACCACAACAAAACAGTTAAATACTGTTATGAAGAAAAATAAAAACAAGAACGACAAACGAATCGATTCAGTCTTTACAGATATGTATACATCGTTGAATAGTCGTCTTGAAAAAACTGGAAGATTGCACTATTTGAATGTTAAGAAACTCAATAAGGGTATTAAGATAGGAGATATTCAGGTAACACTTAATAACCATGGTTATGTGCTAAAGAAGGGGTATAATAGGGGTTATTCTGTTATTGAGAAGAATATATACACAAAGAAGGCTGCTATTATGATGGCTATATTCTATACTAACGGTGACGACGTTAATTTTAAAGAAGCAAGCATCCAAGACACGAAATATGGTTGTGCTTTAGAAAAATTACTGATATCAAAAGAAAGAATGAAGCACTATGCTGACGAAGGCGATTGGTTTAAAGTAGAATTAATAGAAGCTAGACTAGCAACCTATATATCAAATGCTCAGGAAGCAAAAGACAGCTTAACACAACTATATTATAATTGCGTTTTCTAATAAATACAACTAACTTATTTTACAAATTTGGAAACATATTATGAACTTAAAAGAAATGAATAAACCTGTTACAGCAGGAGAGTTTAGCAACAATATTCAGGACGCATTTGGCGTAAAAGTGGATATTTCTAAATTAGATTTAGATCATACGCAAAAACTACTACTAACTGTTAATGAAGAGATTAAAAAGCAACGACTATCAGAAGATAGACACAGTTTGCACAAATCAAAATCATACCTAGCAAAAGTTTTCATTAAAGAAAACTTGCAAAAGCACATTGAAGAACTTCAAGAAGCAAAACCAGACTTTTTAGATTTGGATAAAGATGGCGACAAAAAAGAGTCAATGTCAAAGGCCGCTAAAGATGCTAAGAAGGATGATAAAGAAGAAGCACCAAAAGGATTAACTGCAAAGCAGAAAAAACTTCCTGCTGGTTTACAAAAAGCAATTGCTAAAAAGCAAAAAAACGAGTCAATTGAACTTGATGAGAAGAAAGATAAAGAGTCAAAATACGAATTTGATTCCAAAGGTTTGCAAGCACTTCGTATTTTAGTTGGCGGGGAAAATATGCAAAGAGCAAAAACCGCAATTGAAATGGCAATGAATGGTAAATCTGTTCCTGCTATGTATGTTAAAACATTCCTTCCTCTTCTTAACATGCTAGACGACATTATGCGTTCCGGCATGGCAAACGTACAACTGCTAAAAAATATTGACAAGAGAGCAAAGAAGTCACTTGGCTTAGAATCAACAGAAGTTGAGATCTCAGATAAACTACGTAAGTTATATGAAAGTCAAGAAGACCAAGCAGAATTGCTACTAGCATCAAAAGATATTGTTGACAGAGTGCAAAAGGCAGTTGATGATTTAAGCAAACTACGCAACGAAGATTTACCACCACTGTTAGACGCAATGCGTAATGAACTTGGCTCTGAAATGAGCGAAGCATACTCCGCAATTGCGATTCCAACATTAGATGGTTTAGTACAATCTTTAGGCGATGGTCGTGAAACACTTGCACAAGCAAGCAGAGTTATTACAGGCGAAGAAGCACCAGCAGAACAAATGGGCGCGGAACTTCCTGCAGAAGAGCCTGTTGAAGAACTACCTGCTGAAGAAGAGTTTGCAACTGCTGACGTAGCCGCCGGCGCAGAAGAGCCAGAAGGTAGAGAAGAGCGCGAATAAGATGCGTTTTGCTGAAATAACTAGCATTGCTGAGAGCAATATTATAGAAGGACCAACCGACGACGACATGGTCGAAGCCTTAATTACTATATTGAATCATGAACTTAAAAGTGCGGATAATTCAGCAGAGACTGGTGACAATAAAATAAGTTTTGTAGAACTAGTTCATACTATGAGAAACTTGGGGCATGTTATTGACTTTGGTAGTTTTAAACAAATTTATGACATGACTCCAAGCATCAAAAATTTAATAAAGAACTTTGATAAAGACTTTATTACACTAAACACAGAAGAAGAAGTAGAAGTAGATGTCTCCGATGAGGCAAATATTGATGAGCCAAGTCAAAATACAGTTGACACAATGGCTAAACGAGCATTAAAAAAGAGAACATAAACTATGGCATATTTCCCAACAGCATCTTACGCAAGAGACCGCGGTCAAGATAATAATTTAATTGCTCAAGAAATAACAATATTAGAACTACGTGTATTAAGCGCGATCGCTAATAATGCATTATCAACAACGTCAAGTGACACAACAACGGTTACTATAAATGGTACAGTAATTACTGGTAGTCCTATGACAAACGACGACGCAACAGGCGAAGCATTTTACAGCGTGTGGAAAGGTAACACAGAAAGTACATTAAAAAGTGAACAGATGCGAGAAGTAATGACACATTTTAGTTCAAAAAAATATACTATTGTTAGAAAGAAAAATACTACAACCAATGACACGTTTTATTGGGAAATTTCTTGGTAATGAGACTATACGAGTTTGTGGTACGCAAGGCCACTAAATCTCCTTCCAAAGACTCTGTTCTTACTAAAGTAGGTATTAAGGATAAGGACAAAAGCACAAAGCCAGACGGTACTTTTAGTACGTTAGGAACTAATAATGTTAAACCTGTTCCACTTACAGCCAATGACGCTGTAGAAGTTGATAATAAAGAGAAAAAACAAAAGTCTTCATCTTAGATCAGTATAATATACTAGCATAAATAATATTATGTCAGAAGAAGAATCACCACAAGTAGTTAATCAAGCTAACCAAGGCACACCAACCGCCAGTGAGTTGCGGTCCAAGGTTATTCTTGGTGATAACGATGTAAAAAGCGAAGTAAATGCGCTCAATAGTATTATTAGAAAAGCTGGCGACACTGGCCAAACACGTATTGTAGTTTCCAGTGGCACAACTATGGCTGGTGTATATGAATATGGCTCCTGGTGGTGTATAGAGGAAATATTCCAACAAGGCGCCATTGGCAGGAAAGTTGAAGGCGACAGTCAAGGTAGCGCAGTCAGAAACGATGAAGCGAAAAAGCATTTTAACGGGTTTACCTCGGTTACTCGTCTTGGTGGCGCGGCCGCATTAGAAGGTATCATTATGCCTGATCTACTAAAACTTATTAAAAATGTTTTAGGTGCAGATGCGCTTAAACATCACTCTCAAATTAACTCAGTACTGGCACATTACAGAAAGTTAGGTTACCAAATACATCCTGGTAACTGGTTTGACGCCACAGTTACTCAACCTATTAAATGGGTAATTAATTGGAATAATACTATTATGGATCATATTATGATGATTGATAATACACTAGTTATTGGAAAACCAACTAACTTTGTTCCGTTAGGCTCTGCAGAACGAGACGGAACATTAGACGCGGCAGGAAACCCCAATCCAGTATCAAACTACGTCCAGCCTACCTTACCACAAACAAGTTTAGAGTTTCTCGGATTAGGAAATAAAGGATTTGGTAAAATTAAAGTTACTCCTGCTGACGGAAAATTGGGCGGTACGAACAATGTTGGATGGAATTTACACAACCAAGCTGAGGCCGCCGGCGACTTTGACTCAGGATCAGGAGGAAGCTCAGCCGCTGGAATCAGTAGTCAAACTGCTTTAATAGGATCACTAGCGGCAAACTTAGGTATTGTTATAGGAGAGTTAACTCAAACTGGACTATTTACATCTGAGGTAGGCCAATTAGGTGGATCAGATTACGATTTACACTCAGGAATTAGAAACACATTTGGAAATGGTGTTACGCCAGAATTAGCGAACATTGATATTTTTGAAGCAAATGGTGCACCATATGCTAGTGGCTACGTCCCACCTAGCCAAGAAACTCCGCCTGACTATGGCGAAGAGGGCGGCGGTGGCGGTGGCGGTGAAGGTGGCGACCTCTAGTAAAAACTTTGACACTTATATAGAAATCTGTTATAATATATAGATGATATTATTAGAAAAATATGACTACCACGAGTTAAAACGTGTTACAACTATAGACAGAAAACGCAAGTACGAACTACCCAACGGGTCAGCAGTTCCGAGCGTTACAACTATATTAGACGCGACAAAACCTAGAGAAGAAAAAGAAGCATTAGCAAACTGGAAAAAGCGTGTTGGCAAAGAGCAAGCACAGCAAATTAGCACAGAAGCCGCCAACGTTGGCACACTAATGCACAAAAACTTAGAACTGTACATTGAAAGCCATGAGCGCAAAGTTGGCAGTAACGTAATACACCAAAAAGCATATAATATGTCAAATGTTATTATTGCTGAAGGTCTTAGGAATGTTGATGAAGTTTATGGTACTGAAACTTCTCTTTATTATGAAGGCTTGTACGCCGGCACTGCAGATTGTGTTGCTCTTTGGAAAGGTAATTTAGCAATACTTGACTTTAAGCAAACTAACAAACCTAAAAAGAAAGAATGGATTAGCAATTACTTTTGTCAGTTAGCCGCATATGCCATGGCGCACAATGAAATGTTCGATACAGATATTAAAACAGGTGTTGTGTTAATGTGTTCTCGAGACTTGGGATACCAAGAATTTGTCATCGAAGGTGAAGAATTCGAAGAAGCGGCCGCTCATTGGAATAAAAGAGTAGAACAATACTATAATTTATAACTATGAAAATAGAGTTAACTGTTACCGGCGCGTTCTGTAACACTTGGCCTGATCTTACCATACAGCAAAACGACAATGTCGTTTTTTGTAATGCTATAAAAAACACTACTATCATTAGTCTAACACTAGACTATGCCCCTTTTTCTGTGGGTATGCAAAATAAAAATTTTGGGAACAACAACGTGTGGGACACACTAGTAGATCAAGATAATAATATTCTAGCAGACAAATTAATTACTGTAAATGAATTTCTACTAGATGATGTAAGTATTTTGTCTTTACTACCATCAATTGAATACACAGACGCTTTGAGTTCAGCCTCGAAATTTATTACTGATTGCACAATAAGATACAATGGATTTTGGAAATTTGATATAAGTAGTAATGCTTATGATTATATTATAGATATTAAAAATAGTATGAATCACAATATCAAGAAAGAAGTCAATTATCAAAGCGATGTTTCTAATATTGGAAATTACGATGATCATTATGCTATTATGCAAAAAATAAAAAGTGCTTTAAATATATGAAAAATATCGTAGTATCAATTCCGCAGATTGAAGTCCACCGCCCGCCTATCAGTACAGCAATTATTGCTAGTGTAATACAACACGAAAAACAAGAAGTAACATGCATAGATTTAAATATCGAACTTTTTAAAAAAGTAGGCAATAAAGAATTTTATAATTTAGGTAACGTTTGGGAATCTCTTAGAGTAATAACTGACGAAGAAGTAAAGACCGTAAAGGAATTAATTAAAGATAAGTTAATATCAAACATCGACGACAACACAAGAGTGCTTATAAGTGTTTTCACTTATGATAGCCTTTTATTTGCTAAAATGACTTGCGAGGCAATTAGAGAACACACTGTAAAGTGCCAAATTGTATTGGGCGGACAAGGAGTTAACTCACCAGGTGATGCACGGAGTGGAAGGAAGAACAGTGGTGAATATTTCTTGCGTGAAAATTTGTGCGACTATGTTATTTTTGGCGAGGGAGAAACAGTACTGAAAGAGTTTTTAAGAGGAAATGTAACCCATCCAGGCATTAATTATCCAGAGAACTTAAATCAAGTTAATGATTTAGACACACTCCCATTCCCCAACTATAAATTTTATAATTTGGATAATTACGATTACTTAGAAGAAGAGACAGAGGTTAACATTGTAGGAAGTAGAGGGTGTGTTCGTAAATGTACGTATTGTGATGTTGGTCATTACTGGCCAAAATTTAGATATAGATCTGGATATAACATTGCAAACGAAATGATTAATCATTATGAAAAACATGGCATTACTAAATTTTATTTTACAGATAGTCTAATTAATGGAAGTTTAAAAGCATTTAATAGCATGTGCGAAAAACTTGCAGTTTATAATCAACAGCACGACGTAGGCTTTAGTTGGAGCGGACAATTTATTTTTAAGCCCAAACGACAAATATCAGATGAGTATTTTGACATGATTGCTGATGCCGGCGGCAATACTTTTTTTGTTGGTGTCGAAACAGGCAGTGATAAAATACGCTGGGAAATGGACAAAAAGTTTTCCAATGAAGATATTGATTACCATTTAGAAAATTTTAAAAGAACAGGCCTGCGTTGTTTCTTTTTAATGATTGTTGGTTATTTAACAGAGACATTGCAAGACCATCGAGACAGTTTACAAATGTATGAACGCTGGCAAAAATATGTTGCTAGTGGAACTATAACGGGTATAGATTTAAACAAGACGCTGGATATCTTATCAAATACTCCATTAGAGAGAATGATAAGTTCGCATGGTGTGAAGTTTTTGTGTTACGAGAAAGATTTCACAGGAAAAAAAGGACCAGTTACTTCTACTTGGGAAAGCAGTGCTAATCCAGAATTAACTTTTAGGGAAAGAATAAGACGAAGATTGGAAGTCGAAGATACAGCAATTAAATACAGATGGCCTATTATTCGAGGAACAGAAAGATTACAAGGCGTATATAATCTTTCAAAACTTTTTGTTGAACAAGAAAATGTATGATTATAAAGATATTACTGCTATACAAATTGAAATAACTGAAAAATGTAACGCGGCGTGTCCTTCGTGCAGTAGAACACATTATGGTTACGGTGAACTAGCAGGAATTTATCAAAAACATATGTCGCTAGATGAGTTCAAAGTCTTATTGCCAGAGCATATGGTTAGTAATTTAGATATGGTAGTTTTTTGTGGTAATGTTGGAGACGCACAAACAAATCCTAATTTGCCTGCGATGGTAGAGTATTTGTATTCTAGTAACAATAGCGTTCATATGAATATTAATACAAACGGAGGTATGCGTAGTACTGATTATTGGGCCAACTTTGCAAAGTACAAAAATCTTAAGATATGGTTTGCCGTAGATGGTACAACGCAGGAAGTACATTCGTATTATAGACAAAACACAAATCTAAGCAAAGTATTAGAAAACGCCAAAGCATATATAGATGCAGGCGGTAATGCGGTGCTACAGTTTATACTGTTTGAGCACAATCAACATCAATTGAAAGACGTTGAAAAATTAGTAAAAGATTATAAATTTACAGAACTAGAAATTATTAATACAGATAGAGCAGACAATACTCCAGTATACAACAGCAAGGGAGAATACAGAGGGCAACTGCGTGGCGCAACAACTAGCGAGTATAATAATTTCCTCACTGCTGAAACAGAAAATATTAAAAATAATTTGCAAGATCCGGATGTGTCAATTGATCAGATTGATATTAAAAATTATACGAACTTTTTAAACATAACACACGAAAAATATATCAATCAAGATAGATCGTGGGAAGAAGAAGTAGAAAAATTTGATTGGGCTCGTAGTAGCCTTGCGAATGTTGCTAATATTAGTAATTACAAAGATGTAGATATTAACAAAGTCCTTCGTGGAATTTCAAACGAAAAAAAGAATAATAGAAAGATAGATTGTTTGGCCATACGAGAATCTAAAGTATTCATCACAGCAGACGGATTTGTTTATCCTTGTTGTATGATGGGACACAATCATACTAGAATTGCTAATGCATATACTTACGATATTCAAGCCTTGTTAAAAGAATTTGGCTACAAGAATGACGTTAATAACGCCTTAAAATATGGCGGTATAGAAGAAGTATTTAAAACAGGTTTTTTTGATACTATAGCAAATACTTGGATTCCCCACACTACGGAAAATGATTTTCTTCGCACTTTTAATAAAGAATACAGCGATTGTGGGAATTTAAATATGTGTGCTATGGCCTGTAGCAACTGTGATTATAACGCCTAAAGTATAAATATACATATGGCAATTGTACAGATATCTAGAATTCAACATCGTCGCGGTTTGCAAGAAAACCTTCCTCAACTCTCACACGCTGAGTTAGGATGGGTAACTGACGAACGATCATTATATATTGGTAACGGTCCGTTAAGTGCTGGTGCTCCTATAGTCGGTAACACACAGATTTTAACAGAGCATAGCGATCTAGCAGGACTTATTAATTTTACTTACGAAGGTAACGCTAGTTCAACAGTAGACACTGGCGCAACAGCAGGCACTCCTATAGTAAGATCATTACAAGATAGACTTGATGACTACGTGAGTGTAATGGACTTTGGAGCAAGCGGTAACGGCACAGTGGACGACACTGCCGCCATAGCAAGAGCAATATACCAATTGTTTATCAGAGACACTTCACAAAAAGCCCGAAGAAGTCTTTACTTTCCAGCAGGTGTATATAAAGTCACCGCACCAATTGAAGTTCCTACGTGGGCTACACTATGCGGTGATGGTTCTGGAAAAACAATTATACAATACCAAGAAACACAAACCAACGCAACAGCAACGGCAACTATTGATACAGGAGCAGTTGCGTCATTAGCAGTTGTTAGCGGTGGTTCTGGTTATGCTACCGCTCCTGTTGTAACTGTCACTGGTGACGGCGCTGGCGCTTCATTCCAAGCAGTTTTAACAGATGGTGTAATTACATCCTTTACGCAAATTAGCGGTGGTGGTGGTTATTCCTTTGCTAATGTGGCTATTACGTCAAGTAAAACAGCAGGGCACGATAGTTGTGTTATGCGTACAGTTGACTCACTTGGCCAAGCATCGCCAAATATCGGCAATAACAGCGCAATTCAACCGCAAAGTATTATTGTAAAAGGAATGACAGTCAAAACTACAGATACTGTTGATGTATTACAAGATTGTATACAAATTGATTCTACGTTAAATTCATTCTTTGATGATGTAGCATTTGTTGGAACATATACTAGTGGTGATGGTTTATCTAGTAGTGATAGACCAGCAGGTTTTAAAATATCCGAAACATTGGCTTTAAGAACTAGAAATATTGTTTTCCATAGTTGTTCTTTCCTTGGAGTACCACTTGGTGTATATACTAATGATGCTGTTGAAGGACTGTCATTTCAAAACTGTGACTTTAACACAATGCATAAGGCCTTTTGGTTAGGAGAGGATACTTCTTCCGGAACTGGTCCTCATAGCATTAATATCAGTGGTTGCTTATTTAAAGATGTTGATTACGAAGCAGTTGATGTTGATTATGGTGACGGTATTCGTACAGTAGGAAATACATTCTTAGACGTTGGTAATAATGGCGACGCAGACGGAACTGGATCAGGAGCAACAGACGCCAATGTAATTGATTTCGCATCATCGAACGTAACAGATTGTTCTAGCATATCAGATAGATTTGGTAGACAAGATGGCGACATTGGAACACATGATAGAGTTGCTACAAACAATTCAGATAGTTATGTTATTATTGCTAAAACAAAAGAAATATTTGGCAGAAGAGAACATACTATTAGTAAACTATTAACTCTTGATGATAACCAAACAGCAGTTACTACTGGTTTAGATTTTCTAGAATCGCAAGTTAAGTATGTTAAAATTGTATACAAGATTGAACGTGGATCAGAATCAAGAACAGGCAGTATGTCAATCGCAATAAAATCCGGTGCAAGTAATTTATCAGATGATTATAATGAAACGGCTGTTTTAGGTGTTTCATTTTCCGTTACACACAGTGGTGGCACAGCAACATTAAAGTATACAACAACGTCTACTGGTTCATCAGCAAGTATGACATATTATATAGAATACCTAAATTAATCTGCTTTCAAAGCACCAAGAAAATAGTTTAACTACTTACATAATTTTCTTACCAACCATTTAAATACATTTAACTTCGCAATCGCGATATATATTATTGTTACAAAACTCGTGACATCATGTCACTTTTGTAGTATAATGTTAGAACAGTTTAAAGGATCAATAATGACAACACACCAATTACCCACCCTATATCAGCAGTATATTCACTTATCAAGATACTCTCGTTACAGATATGATGTTAAACGTAGAGAAACATGGGAAGAAACAGTTAATAGATATTTTGACTTTTTCCAACAGCATTTAGAAGAACAATGCGGATATAAGATTCCAGCAGGCTTAAAAACACAACTGACAGAATCAGTTTTAAACTTAGAAGTTATGCCATCAATGCGTTGTCTTATGACAGCAGGTGAGGCATTACGCAGGGAGAATATTGCAGGCTACAACTGCTCTTTTGTCGCCATTGAAACACCAAGAGCATTTGATGAGATTTTGTATATTTTAATGAATGGCACAGGCGTTGGATTTAGTGTTGAAAGACAAATGGTTAATGAGATGCCACGCATTGCTGATGACTTCCATGATACTGAAACAACTATAGTTGTAGCAGACTCAAAATTAGGTTGGGCAAAAGCACTTAAAGAACTTATTCATTTGCTATACGGCGGACAAATTCCACAGTGGGACTTATCAAAAGTTCGCCCAGCAGGCGCACCACTAAAAACATTTGGCGGTAGAGCATCAGGTCCCGGACCACTAGAAGATTTATTTCATTTTTGCGTAGGTATTTTTAAAGGTGCCGCTGGTCGCAAATTATCATCTTTGGAATGTCATGACATTACATGTAAGATTGCTGAGATTGTTGTAGTTGGCGGTGTACGCCGTTCGGCACTTATTTCACTATCCAATCTAAGTGATGATAGAATGAGACATGCTAAAGCAGGGCAATGGTGGGAAACACACACCCAACGAGCATTAGCAAACAATTCCGCTTGTTATACAGAGAAGCCGGATGTTGGTATCTTTATGGAAGAATGGAAGGCACTGTATGACTCCAAATCAGGAGAGCGTGGTATCTTTAACAGAGCCGCCGCGCAGGCAGTTGCATCTGCAAGTGGGCGCAGAGACCCAGAGCATGACTTTGGTACTAACCCTTGCAGTGAAATTATTTTAAGATCGGAAGAATTTTGTAATTTATCCGAAGTAGTAGTTCGTCCAGATGACAACTTAGAAACTTTAAAAAACAAAGTTATTAATGCAACTATCTTGGGCACAATGCAATCAACACTTACAAATTTTAAATATTTAAATAAGCGTTGGGAAAATAATTGCCAAGAAGAAAGACTACTAGGCGTGTCATTGACAGGCATTATGGATAATGCTTTGACTAATGGTAAAAAGAAAGGATTAAGAGAACTACTAACAGAACTTAAAGAAGTAGCAGTTGCAACAAACAAAGAGATTGCTTCAAAGTTAGGTATTGCTCAATCAGTTGCTATTACATGCGTTAAACCAAGTGGCACAGTTAGCCAACTAGTTGACAGCGCAAGTGGTATTCACGCAAGGCACAATCCTTATTATATTAGAACTATTCGCGCTGATAAAAAGGATCCACTTGCTAAGATGATGCTAGAAGCAGGCTTTCCAGTAGAGGACGATGTAACAAAACCAGACCACACTTATGTTTTCTCATTCCCAGTTAAAGGTCCTAAGAACGGTGTGTACCGTAAAGACATGACCGCTATTGAGCAACTAGAGTTATGGAAAGTATATCAAGAATCTTGGTGCGAGCATAAACCATCAGTAACTATTACTGTTAAAGAGCATGAATGGATGGAAGTTGGCGCGTGGGTATATAATAATTTTGATATGATGTCAGGAGTTTCGTTCTTACCGTTTAGTGATCACACATATAGGCAAGCACCGTATCAAGACTGTACAGAAGAAGAATATAAAGAAATGTTAGCAAGCATGCCAAAAGATGTTGACTGGGCATTGTTGAGTGAATATGAAGAACAAGATATGACCACTAGTTCACAGGAACTAGCATGTGCGGCAGGTGGATGCGATATTATTTAGGAGAACAGAATAAGTGATTACTGTATATAGTAAAGATACATGTGGATATTGTACTAGTGCAAAACAGTATTTAGAAGAACACAATATTGAATATAAAGAAGTTAATTTAGATACAAATGAAGAAGCAAAGCAATGGATCTTAGAGCAAGGTTTTAGAACAGTTCCCCAAATTTATAAAAACGATATATTGATTAAGGGCGGTTTCCAAGGGCTAATTTCACACCCACTTGATCAGTTAGAATCATAGTATAAAAAAGATTGACATTGCTAGAAAAGTGTGTTATAATGTATGCATACATCAATCAAATTTTGGATTAAACCATGTTATTAGAAGTTAATTATAAAAACAACGACGTTATTTCGATCAAATTAACATCTGGCGAAGAAGTTATTGGTAGATTTAGTGAAGAAACTGAAACTCATATTACAATAGAAAAACCTATGTCTTTACAAATGGGCCCGCAAGGGGTTGGCATTTCTCAGTTTATGTTTACTATGGAATTAGATTCTACAGTCGTACTAGATAAATCCCATTGTATGGTTATTGGTAAAACGATTAAACCAATGGCAGATCAATATCTTCAAGGAACAACTGGCATTAGTATGGGATAATAAATAGTTATTATAATACATTATAAATAACTATATGTCATACAAAGCACAAAGAGAATACGATCCTAATACAGCAGGCGGCATTGCTACAAATGGCGCAAAGTCTGTCTTAATTAACGGGCTACCAGCCGGTATACCCGACATGAGCGTGTCATCACACGCTCCCTGCCCTATTCCAGGTACACATTGCAATGCTTTGACCGTTTCAACTTGTAAATCGGTTATTATAGAAGGCAAGCCTGCGCTTAGAACAGATGTAGACATAGATACGTGCGGGCACCCAAGATCCGTAGGTAGTCCCGACGTTGTGATAGGAGATTAATTAAATGGCTGAAAAAGATTGCGCGACAGGTGATCGCTGTTTAGAAACAGAGGCACTGGCGGAATTATTAAAAGGTACTGGAATTCAAATACCAGTTACTACACAAAATTTAATAGATGGTATTAAAAGTAAAATAGCAGTTGCTCAAGAAATGGTCGGAGCGGCCAATAATGCATATTCTGCGGCTAACGAAAGTGGTATATTTGGCATCTCATCTATATTTGTTGAAGAAATAGGAAACTTAGGATCTTCAACAGGTAATACTCCAATATCATTACAAAATGAATGGGGTGATGGCGCGTTTGTTGACGCCATTGAAGGCCATATGAAAACTATATTGCCCACAGATTTGTCTAAATTTGCAGAAAACTTTGGGCAAATTGAATCAGCAGTTAGCCAATCAAAGAAAGCAATGCATAATGCTGTAACTGGCGCTTCTGAAAGTATTTCTGGTTTAGCAAAAGTAGCAGGACAATTTGCACCAATGGCGTCTGGAGGAATAACTGGCGCAACATTTACTGGCGCGGCCGATACATTGAAAACACTAGGAAATATTCCTTTAGAAGAGGGAGCAACAGCACTATTGGAATCAGTTCAAGGCCTTCCTGGCATTAGAAATACTGCTATGGAAACATTAGGCACATTGGATTTAACAGACTTTACAGATACAGAAGCACAAAATTTATTATCTAGTGTGACGGACCCTACTGCTATTAATGAGATGAAAACCGCACTAGGATGTGCTGGTTCAGGTAGCACAGGCGCAGACTTTTTAGATAAGGCAATTTCATCCGCTGGCGCAATTAGCACTGGTGAATACTCTAATTATGTAAAAGATTTTGCTGGAAATTTTGGCGCACTTGCTAATGAGGGTATTGGAGAACTTAGCAACGCATTAGGTGGTTTAAGCATTAATGCGTGGGTTCCTGGACAAGGCGACGCGCCTTCCGGAGGAACTAAAGTAAGTTCGGCGGCAGTAACTAGTTTAACAGATCAATTCGGCGGCGGCAGTGGAGAAAATGGTGCTATGACTTTTAAAGACATGATGGGATCAGTAATGGGTCCTACAGTTACCTATGATGCATTTGGTAATAGAACTGAGGAGCCTAGCGAGTTTGAACAAGCGTTAGAAGAATACCAAGCCGCACTTTCTGGAAATACTGAAGTTTATGAAATGATTAAAAATGCATGTTACGGAGATTGGACAGAAGTTACAGCAAGCAGTGACGGCGGAACTATTGAAGGTATCGGTGCAGATCCTACGCCTATTCCAGATAATGCTTCTAGTCAGTTAAGTTTAAACGCTGTTCTTTCTAGACTTTTGCCAGATGCGCCAGATAGTAATGCCGCAGACGCGGCGGCCGCTAAAGTAGCCGCAATTATGCAAAAAGAAAAAGATGCTTGGGCAAAAATGAGTTTACCTTTAACAGATGCACCTAAGATTATAGAAAATGTTCAAGCATTAACAGGCTTTGCTTCATCATTAGCATCCAAAATGCAGGACAATGAATTTAAAAGTTCATTAGAAAATATGCTTAGTGGCGCAACTAAATCGTTAGGAGACTCAGCAGTATTTGAGAAAGCATTGCAGGATACAGTAGGAGTTTCAGGCACTAATAGAATATCCCCACCAGACTTCGAAGAATTTTAATATTAAAAATGTGCTAATTAGCATAAATACAATTAAGTACATTTGGAATTTATGATATGAAAATTGAAGATATTATTAAAGAAAGTCCTTATCGCAATAAACAGCGCGACATATTATTGCAGAGGATCGCAGACGCAGATGATCCAATTGAGCGGGCTAAACTCATGGCGCGTTTTGAAGCACAATTTCCCGAATTATATGGCAGAGATCAAGAAGGTGGTGTTGCACAAGGTATGGATCAAGCAGACGAGATTAATAGTATAGCAGTAGCAAAAGTTGCACAAGATGTGGATCAAGCAAAAGAAAGAGGTGCAGGATATGAGTTGAATCGAGCAACAGCGGAGCGTGACGAGTATCTTAAGAGACAAGCAAAAACTTCCCCATATAAAGAGCCTGATCCTACAAGTGATATACTTCCTGGTGAACCGGGTAGCGGTCTAGAAAGGAAAGACAACTCACAAGCAATACTTAATACTGAAAAATCTAAAAGAGACCAAGCACAGGATATTAAAGCGAGGCGCAATAAGCAAAAAGAACTTGACCGTATGAAAGCCAACGCTGGTATGAAAGACGATGATTATAAAACATCTCCGGGTAGTAAAAGAACAGCGCAAGATTTAGCGTTAGATAAAGAATATACATATAAAGCAGATGATGGTAGACGCCTAAAGTATAAACAAGGAGATATTAGAAACGCATTTCATTCATCACCTGATTCACGCAAAGCAGGATCTGATAAAGTTATAAGAGGTGATAGAGTAGGCAAGCGTCTAGTAGACAAAAAGCCAGTTAGTAGAACCAATCAAGACGATCGGGCCAAATAAGAGACAATAAATATGAAAATTAGTGAAATCCTAGTAGAAGCACCAAATGTAAAAGCAATTGCTGATCTCATCAAACAGAACCCCAACCTAACACAAGCCCAAATTGCCGCGATATTGAAAGGGGGAAGACAGAACCTTAGCATAGATGCAGTTGGTGGCAAGGGCGCTGATGTAAGCAAAGCAGTAGCAAAACCAAAGGCCGCTCCTGCACCAAGAGGAGGTGGCGCTGATCGTATGCCAGTAGCAAAACCAAAGGCCGCTCCTGCACCAAGAGGAGGTGGCGCTGATCGTATGCCAGTAGCAAAAACAAAGAAAGCACCAACACCAATGGATGCAGGTGAGTTTGCTAGTACACCAGTAGTAAAACCAAAGAAAGCACCAACACCAATGGATGCAGGTGAGTTTGCTAGTACACCAGTAGTAAAACCAAAGAAATCAGCTATAGTTAACCGTGGCGCTAAGGCAGGACAAACTGCTAGTGCCGCCGGCGAATTTGGTTCAAATAAACCCCGCGCTAATATTGCTTCAACAACAAATATGTCAGGCGCCGCAACAAACCAACAAGCGGCTAATAAGTTTAAACAGGCAAAACCGGATGTATCTGTTCCTAACACTGTAGCAAAACCTGCAAAGAAGATTGGAATACAACCTGGCAAAACGCCATCAGCAGATACAATGGATAATAGAAATAAGTAAAATGAAAATTGCAGACATACTAACAGAAGATCCGATGACGCCTAAAACACCAAAGGCGCCAGTTGGTAGTAATATAGCACCAAAAAAGAATCCTTATGGCAGTCCAAAAAAAGGAAACGACGAGATTGACATGAACCCTGTAAAATCAGATCAAGAGTTTGATCCGGAGATGTATAAGGATAGTATGGATGCCGCTGGAAAAAAAGTTACAAGTAATACACCATCAGCAAAGCCTGCAAAAGTAAAAGGAATACAACCTGGCAACAAGCCATCAGCAGATACAATGGATAACAGAAAATAAAATGAAAGTTACAGATATACTAAGTGAAACTAAAGCTGCTGAAAAAGCGAAGCAAGCTAGCATTAAACGCGCCATCAAACTTTTTAATAAGTTAATTGACCAAGCAGGCGATCTTGAAGAAAGAGGCAAACAAGAAAAAGCAGACGAGTTAAACAAACAAGCAACAGAAGTAAACAACATGTTTACTCAACAGAATGGTATGTCTATTCCTGATTACGAAGCAAAGCAAAATGTAGCAGGACGCAATATTGCTGATATTGTTGCTAGAATTAAAACTGCTGATTTAAAAGCAGGTAGTAGTACAAACTTAATTTCCAAAGAAGCGGGCACAAGTGCTTTGTTAATACATATTTTAAGAGATGTGGCAGGCCAATTAGATGATGATGCTTCTAATCTATTAACAAGTTTTCTGTCATCTAACGCAAAAACAAACCCACCAACAAAAAACCAAGTTGCTGTTGCCAAAGCAGTAGCAGACAGAGTTAGAGAACTTGGACTACATAAAGAATACGCTGGTAAAACAGTTGATAAGTTAGAAAAGCATAGTCGTTCATATGCTTATGATAAAGACAATCCTCCGGAATTTGAAGACGAATATTAAGTCCAAGGTCTACCAGAAGAGGTAGTGTTATCGTTTCTAACTCCCATAGCATTTTATATAAATAGAAACAGTTTAGGCAACCGGCCTAAAAAAATTTGAACGGAGAAAACAATGACACAACTCATCAACCCATTACACTTTACACAAGCAACAGGCCTTTTAAGGTCTTTTTTTATGGATAAAGGATTTTTAGAAGTACATACACAAAACAGATTAAGCATACTAGCGGCATGCGAAGATCCTACAACAATAGCAACATACGATTATGCAGGACAGAAATGGCCATTGCCACAAACAGGCCAAATGTGGTTAGAACATGAATTACTAACACGCCCCGACGTTCCGGGGTTTTTTTGTGTTTCCACATCCTATAGACAGGAACCAAATCCAGTAGCAGGCAGACATGAACTAATATTCCCAATGTTTGAGTTTGAGTTTCCGGGAACTATTTTAGATTTAGAGAAGATGGAACGCGAACTAATGGATTATTTAATGTGGTCCGAAGGTAGCAAAATAGTATGTAAAGATTACTTAGAATGGTGCGACATTTACGGCGTCAAAGAACTAGAGCACGAACACGAAG